AACTATTTAACTAGACTGTATATTATATATATTACAACAATAGCTAGTCCAATTTGTATTTTTCTACTAGACATAACTTTTGCCATTAGTTTATTTATTATTTCCATGGTTTCCTCCATTTTTATTTTTATAAGCATAATATATTATATATTTCTGCATCACTTTCAATTTTATTATCCTCATTTCTTATGAATAAAAGCTCTTTAATTCTCTTATTCAATGGCACCCCAATGCTTTCCAGACTCATAATCCACTTTATTAGGCACTTTAAGTTTAACTGTTTCTTCCATAATTTGTTTAACTTTGCTTGCTTGTTCTTTACTTTCTATAGATACATTTAATTCATCATGAATTTGTATTAACGGAATTATATTTTCTTTGTACAAATCAATCATTGCTTTTTTAATCATGTCAGCGGCTGATCCTTGTATTAATTTATTTAAAGCTTTGTACGTGAAAGCTCTTTTGATCCCTGGTCCGTGTTCCGCGAGCGCTTCTTTATGAGGCAGGGGTGTATGGATTCCGAATTGTGCTGGTTCCCATAATGGAAAACGACACAGTCGACCTAATAATGTTCTAATAAGACCCCGTTCCTGTGCGCGATCAGAAACTTGATAGGTTAGTTGTTTCACGAAAGGCACACTTTTCTCATATTGTTTAATAATCTCGTCAGCTCTTTCGTCACTTACTCCTAATTCTCCCTTCAATTTAGCTTTTCCCATTCCGTAAAATTTTCCTAAATTAATAGTTTTTGCTTGATCTCGAGGAATATCAGCAATTTCTCCAACAATCTCATGAAAGTCTGTGTCATTATCTTCAGTATAGGACTGTACGAAGTGCTCGGTTCCAATTAGTTTTTGAAGTGCTGCATAATGAACAACGAGTCTTGGTTCCTGCTGTGAGTAATCGAAACATCCCCATCTTTCTTTTCCAGAATTAGGGATAAAAATAGATCTGAGCTGATTACCCATATCTCCTTTAGCAGGAAGTTGTTGCAAATTAGGGTGTCTATAAGAAAATCTCCCTGTTATGGTTCCTCCATATTCGGATCGAAGTTGGTTTATATCTGCGTGGATTTTTCCTTTATGAACATACCGGTAGATACTTTGGATAAATGTGGTACGGGCTTTATTGGCTACGCGTGCGTTGTGAATAAGTTTAAGAACAGGATGGGATTGTTTTTTAAAAAAATTTTTAGTAAAAGAAGGAGCTTTAGTTTTTTCTGTGCGAGGATAATCTAGTTTTAGGTGATCTAGTACTTTAGCTACGCTTCGTGCTGCCCAAAGATCAGGGGTATATCCTGTCTCAATTTTAATATCTTTTAAGAGTTTTTCTTCTCTAATCTTTAAACTCTTTTCAATTTTTTGAGCATGCTCCAGATCAACTCTTACTCCTTTTTCTTTCATAGTTACCAGACACGGAAAAAGATTTGTTTCTAGTTTGAAAATTTCTTCTAAATCCTGGTGAATAATTTCTTTTTTCATTTCCTGCCATAAGGCTAGTGTTATTTCTGCGTCCCTTTCTGCATATTCTCCTACATACATTGCTGGTAGTTTATACATTTCAGATTTAGGATCTAATCCCCATGCTTTTGCTGCTTCATTTAGAGCAGATTCATTTTTTCCTATACCAACATAGTCACGAGAAACAGAATTTAAATTATATTGTCTTCTGTTTTCATCAACTAAAGAGGCTGCAATCATAGTATCAATGATTTGGCCTTCAATCTTAAGATTCAAAGTCCGTAGCCAGCAAACATCGTATAAGGCATTATGAAATATTTTTTTAGCAGAAGTTTTAAGAACAGAAGTTAACCATCTAAGTACTTGTTTTTTATCCATATTCCCACCGCCTTCGTGAGCAATTGGATAATAACCTGACCAATCTTTAACAGCGACAGCAATACCAGTGATTTCTCCATCTTCTCGAAACATACCTGGACCAAGTTTAATAAGATTAGGATCCTTTGTCTCTAGGTCGATGGCAATTTCATCATAAAAAGATAGGTCTGGAAATTCTTCTGGATGAGCCCACTCTATCTGTGGTTTAAAAAGTGGTTTCTGTATCATTTATAATCTCTCTCTATAATCATATCAATAAAATGTTTTGCTTTCTCTAAGTCTTCCTTTCCTCCTTTGTATTTATGTCTACAAATATATTTAATAACATTTCCTTCTGGAAAAAGCAAATTGTTCTCAATTACGAATTTGCTTGGTTGTATCTTCATTTTCCTGTAATGTGTTCCGCCAATTTGTTTATCATACGTGCTCATGTTATTCTCCTATTGTTGTTTTGGGGATTTTCAATTTCAGACCAATCGGGTCTCCATCTTCTGTGGAAATTATCCATATGTGTTTCGGTAAAAATGTTTTTAGGAAGAGGAATAGGAGTGACAGGTTTATGATAATCATAATAGTTAATTTGTAAAGGATCAAAACTTCTTTCTCCTTTTTTAGCATCAGGAAGAGGACGCCACATAAATAATCGTTTTTTACTACGTGTCACTCCTACATAAGCAATTCTAATCTCTTCGTGTCGATGAGAGTAGGTTTTTTCTGTATAACTCAACCAGCATGGATAAGTCCATACATCACAGACTACTACGTTAGTTGCTTCTTTTCCTTTAACTGCGTGAATTGTACTCAAAATAAGATCATCTGCTCTAAAAGTAGGGTCTCGATGCCATGCCCGCTGGATATACTTGTTAACCTCTTCTACATCTTCCATAATTTTAGTTTTTTCTTTATTACGTTCTATTTCCGGATTATAAACGTCCTTGTCGTTGAATCTTATATGTTTATACCATTCATTACTGAAGTTAAAATTAGGTTTAAAAAACCCTTTAGCCATAAAATCTCTGGCTGTGTATTGTAACCCATCTTCAATGTCTGGATGTTTAACTCCGATAAAATCTTTTTTCTTTCCTGCAAAGAAAGGTCCAGAGATATGGGGAAAAAGTTTATAAATATCTAGCCCAGTGATAGATTGATTATTTTTCAATAGATTCCATAAAGTGATTATATCAATAACATTATCCTTAATTGAATGAGATATTTTTTTATTCATTCCCAGGAAACCTGAACTATATTTCCATACCAGACCGAATTGAACACAAAGCTGAGTCCATGGAAGTATTTGTTTTCCAGTTCGTGCACAAATAATCCAATCTTCTTTTTCCTGAAGAGCTCTATGTAAATCCATAGGGTCAGATACTTGAAAAATATTTCCTTCTACAATTTGTTTAGTGTCAGGGTTTATGCGAGGTTTAAATATTTTTTCTTTCCTGTACTTAGGACTAATATTATGAATGATTCGCTGTGAAAAATCCAATATTTTCTTAGGAAGACGGTAAGATTGATTTAAAATTTCTTCGTTTTCTGGTGGGACTTTCCACGATAGAAAATTAGCAGGACTTGCAGAAGTAAAATAAAAAATAGATTGATCATCGTCTCCAGCTAAATAGATATCATCACATTTTTCTCTTATTTTTTTTATAGTCGCCCATAGTAGAGGGTTAAGATCCTGGCACTCATCAACAAAAACTGCGTTATACTTGGGAAAAGTAATATCTTTTTTTAAAACACGACATAGCATGTCCTCAAAATCTAGTCTATTGTTATCTTTTTTATATTTTTGATAACAGTCGTAGGTGTGCCGTAGATCATTTAGATGAATATTATTGAATTCTTGTTCATCATGGTGATTGTAGTAATGTTCAATGGATTTCCAGGTATCCTCATGAGAAAAAGTTGTGCGCGCTCTTTGAATAAGTCGTAATTTCTTGTCTACTAAACTGGATCCAAACTCATCTATATCAGCGAACTCCTCGGCATCAAATTCATCGGCCTTAGGCCATTCAGAAGTAGGGATATTAATAAGCATTCTAAATTGTTTTTTTTGGGACTTGCCAAATAATTTAGGTTTAGGAGCAGGAAATTCATTAAAACATAAAGAGTGAATTGTTCTAATAGCTTCAACTTGTTCTTCTGTGAATCCCAGTTCTTTTTGGCATCTTTGTTTTAAAACTTCAGCGGTTGTACGTGCAAACCCTATCAATAATAAATGTTCAGGAGCGAAACCATAATCTAAATATTCTTTTAAATATTTTAAGATACGGGTTGTTTTTCCGGTTCCAGGAGGACCGAAGATTTTAAAATCTCTGCGAAGATTAGGTATAATTTTTCTCAAAACGGGGTTTCATCCTTTCCGACTCCAAAATCAGGAACCTGTGCTTCTACTTGTTGTTCCTCAAAGTCTTTAATATTTATTGTATAAACATTTCTTTTTACATTCTTGGTTATGTGAAGTTTATCGTGTTCTACTCCTTCTATCTTTTGCAACATTTCATGTGTAGTAGCTTCGTTGTCTTTCCATTTTTTTGTTTCAAGAAAAGTGTAAAATGAGTCAAATTGAAAATGAATTTTTCCTTCTTTTTTATCTATGTAAGGTTTTCCGAATAAAACTTGGGCTCTATCTTCTGTTCTCCTCATATTAAAACAAAAGGTACGAATATATTGTGTTAATTTGTACATAGGTAAACTTTCCTCAGGTGCATCCATAGGAGTAGCTTTTTCCTGAAGTAATCTAATTTGTTCATCCCAAGTCTTTGCCTTTTTTGGAGTTTTACCAGTTTGTTCTGTGGCTGCTTCTCTTGCTAAATCTTGTTTAACTAATTCTTTAGAATATAGTTTTACTTCTTCTCCATTAAATCCAAGGTACCAAATTTTGGGAATAGATTTAACATAAGATAAAGGACCTAATACTAATTCATTTGTAGCAGTCCCTCCTATTCCAAATTTTCGCATAATGCATTTATCCCTATCACAATGTGGTTTTAACCAATCAGAACTACATCTGTATTGATAATCTTTTTTATCTCTTGATCCTATAATATTATTTACTTCAGTATAGTCCATTGGAGGTATAAAAATTTTTTTATTATATTCTCCTACTTTATCTCTCCATTTTTCTGGGTATCGTAACTTAATATATCTGGTCATATCTAAAAGAGTTTCATTTCTAACTTTTTTCTCTACGCCAAACTTAGCTAAAGATTGCATGCAGGGAGGTCCCTCTTTAAACCAGTCCCCACTTTCACCTTCATCTATATTTGATTTTAATTTTTTTAATTGCGCTGGTGTGACTTTATTTCTTTCGTATGTTTCAAAAAATTCTTCTAGAGTTGCTTTGGTGCCGTCTTCCCTAATCATATATCTTTCTGTGTTTGCGGCATTGTGGTAGGGAAGATTTATCCAACTGCCAGCTGAACCCTTCTCCAGGTTCAAGTATTTTTGAACTGGAAAAATTTTATCCGGCTGTTCCACTCCAAAAATATTTTTAATTGAATGAAGTTTCTCTCTCATTAGTAAGGCAGGAACCTCTTCGGTTAAGAAAATATAAAGATGAATCCCCCCACTTTTAGAACGAAAAGGAATAGCGGATACGTTTAAACTTTTTATTTTTTTGAATAATTCTTTGACGTCTGGTTTATAATTATCGAGGTCTATTGCACCCCATTTACATTTACTATTATTGTTAATAGGACATAACCCTAAACTATCGGCTTCTACAATACCTCTAGTTGTTTTAACTTTAAATTTTTCTCCCCTAAGGTGAGATTCCCACATTTCTGAAGAATGGGGGTAGTTGGAGGTAAAAGAAGTTCCCGATTTTTTACCATTTCCAGCTTCGTAATCAGCTATGTGGTATCCAAATCTTTCTTCTAATCCAACAAATATATCTCTAAATCTTTTTACATTCATAATTTTGTCTTGGGCGTTTCCACTCTCGCTTCTACGCCCAATCCTAGGAATCTAGCTTACACTAGATGATTAATATGGTGAATCGGTTTTTGACTCATCAGATCCGTGTTTAACTTTTACTAAACCTTTGCTATTTTTTTCAGCAAAGTTTTTAGCAATTTCGTAAACACCTTTATCTGTAACCGGACCAACTTTAGATACATCCCATCCAAACCATGTTCCTTTGTCATTAGACATTTGAACAGTCTTTAGATTATAAATGTGGCTATATGTTGGTGGTGTGAATAAGCCGTTCTTACCTTGGAGCTTAA